TGTCAGCGATGATGGCCGGATTATGAGCGATCAAGAGGCGATTGATTACTACCGCAAGACGGGGCGGCATCTAGGCATCTTCAAAACGCCAGACGAGGCAACTGCATACGCCGAATGGCTGCATAATCAGCAAGAAGCCCAATACGCCCGCAAGCCGCTTGAGAGCCTCATGGAAGGCAAGAAGTGATAGAGCCTAAGGCCGATGTGCCGACCGCACAGGAAAGCTGGCCCCGGTTTTACGAAGTCGGGATCATTGAGGACGGGAAAGCCTTGGCAATCCTGATCCGTGAATTTGACGGCACCTTGAGCGCCGTTCGCATCGCAATCGAACAACTGGCGGATTGAATGACAGAGGCCGAATATCGCGCTTGGCTGGATGAGGCTCGGCGCGAAATGCAGGCGGAGCGCGAGGTGCAGGAAGCCCAGCGCGAAGTCGTTTTTGCCGCCGCAGAATTGAGCAAGGCCCGCCTTCGGTTGGCCTGCCTTTTGGAACAGGTGGCTGCATGAAGCTGACCGGCTACCGCGCGTTCCTGCTGGGAACCGCCCGCGATGATCTGCCTGTTCGGGGCATATGGTTTACGACCCCGGAGAAGTTCCGAGGGATCACAGTTCAACGTCGAGAAGTGGAAAGCACCGTTAATAAGGAAGCATGAAGGCGACAATCTCCTTCAGCCTTTTTTCGGTGTAGCGCTTAAATGCATAAACATTCTTGCCGCCATCTGGACGAATAACGCCGATACGGATCAAACCAGTTTCAAAGTTGTGGTCAATATAGACCCGGCAACCCCATTTTGCTGCGCACTGAGTAAGCGCCGCTCCTCCGATAATGCGTTTAATTGCCGCCATTCGCAAGCAATACCGCAACAAGATTAAAAGTTCAACGTCGCGATGACGTAGAAGGGGCCGCCTCCCAAAGGGCGTTTGATGAGGGCCGCCACCTCTGATGGGCGTAAGTGAGAGCAATGGACCACACACCGCTGGAAAGCTTTTTTGACGATAACGAACCCGAACTGACGCAGGAACCGGAAGCACCGGAACCCGCACAACCCCGCGATGAAACCGGGCGATTTGCACCCAAGGAAACGGGCGAACAGGAACAGGCCGCACAGCCTGAACCAGAGGTGCCGCCGACCTCCCAAGGACTGCCACCGGAAACCTTCAAGGGCCTGAAAGAGGAACGGGAAAAGCGCCAGAAGCTTGAGCAGGAACTGGCCGCGCTCAAACAGCAAATTGAGGCATCACAGCCCAAGGAACCGCCCGCCCCGCCGCCTTCGCTTTGGGAGGACGAACAGGGCTGGCAGCAGCACTTTGCCGCACAGGTCACGCAGCAGGCCAATCTGAACGCCACGCTGAACCTGTCGGAAATGCTGACGCGGCGCGAGAAACCGGACTTCGACCAGATGAAGGACAAGTTCCTTCAGATGGCGCAGATGAACCCGGCCATCGCGCAACAGGCCCTTAGTGACCCCGATCCCTGGGGCAAGGCTTACCAGATCGCCAAGAACGCGGCGACGATGGAAGAACTTGGGGCGACTGACCTTGAGGCCCTGAAAGCCAAACTGCGTGAAGAACTGCTGGCAGAAGCAGCGGCCACCGTGCCGGTCAATTCTGCCCCGGTCATCCCGCAGTCTTTAGCAACCGCCCGCAATGTCGCCCCGCGCACCGGCCCAGCTTGGTCTGGCCCGAAGTCGCTGGATGAATTGCTAGGGTAAACCCCTTTGCCACGCCGTGAGGCGTTGCAGCCCAATACGCAGCAACACGCTGCAATAGATGGATAATTTACAATGGCAGATACCAGCGCAGCGACTGGACTTGTTGTCCAGCAGTGGGAAGACAAGTTCTTCCAGGAATACATCCATGACGGCGGCTTCAAGGCCCTCATGGGGACCAACGAAAACTCGGTTATTCAGGTCAAGGAAGACCTGACCAAGAAGGCCGGTGACTCGATCACCATCGCCCTCGTCAACCGTCTGAGCAACGCCGCCGTTACCGGCTCCTCGACCCTTGAAGGGAACGAAGAGGCGCTGGATAGCCGTTCGATGCGGATTTACGTGGACAAGCGCCGCAACGCTGTCCGCGTGTCGGAAATGAACGAGCAGAAGTCGGCCATCTCGCTTCGTCAGGCTGGCCGCGCCATCCTGCTCGACTGGGCGATGGAAGACACCCGCGACCTCGTTATTGAGGCCCTGGGTTCGCTGAACGGCACGAAGTTCGTGGATCGCACCGCCGCCATCGCTGACGCGTGGCTGGTGGACAACCTCGACCGCGTTTACTTCGGCGCTGGCGTTGGTTCCGGCACCGACCTGTCGGCTGACCTCGCGCAGCTCGACACCACCAATGACCTGTTCAACGCTGCGGCGCTGGACGGCATGGTGCTGAAGGCCAAGACCTGCAACCCGAAGATTCGCCCGATGCGCGACCCCGGCAACGGTAAGCGCTACTACGTGGTGTTCGCCAACCCGCACGCCTTCAAGAACTTCCGTGACAGCATCGACACCGAAGTTCTGGCTGCGACCAGCGTTCAGGCTGAAGCCTCGAAGCTGTTTGAAGGCGGCGACATCATGTGGAACGGCTGCATCGTCAAGGAAGTTGACAACATCCCGATCTACGAAAACCTTGGCGCTTCCGGCACTGCCGAAGTCACCCCGGTTTACCTGTGCGGCGCGCAGGCTCTGGCCGTGGCTTATGCCAAGCGCTGGAAGTCGGTGACTGAAGACTTCGACTATGGCGACAAGGCCGGTGTGGCTATCGAAGCCATCTACGGCGTCCGCAAGATCATCTTCGGTTCGGGTTCGGGTGACACCGACGACCTGAAGGATCACGGCGTCGTGACCGGCTTCTTCGCCACTAGCGGAACGGCCACGATTGCGGCTGCCACCGCGGCTGAAAACTAAGATGATGGGGGAGGGGGCTTCGGTTCCCTCCCTTTTTCTTGAGGAGGCTTGATGCCCCTTTACCGTTTTATCGGCACCTATACCGGGGGCCGGACTTCCATCACGATTAGCGGTGTGACCTTTGAGGGCCGGGAGCCTTCGGAGTGCGATTGCCCGCGTATCGCCAAGCATCCTGAATTTGAGGCGGTTGAGCCGGTTGAAGTGATCGACGCTCCTGCCAAGCCCAAGCGTGGGCGTCCCCGAAAGGCTGACTAATGGCCCAGCACCTCGAAGCCAAAGGCGCGACCGAAACGGTTGAGCGCCGCTATACCCTTGCCGATGTGGCGTCCGTGTCGCTGTCGGCAACGGGGATCACCGCAACCGCCACGGTTGAAGGCGACGAGGTTGTTTTTGACCTGTCTGGCGGCACTGCGGGAACGACCGGGGTAATCGCCGCGACCTTTACCATGCACACTGGCGAAACGCTGGTGGACACGTTCTACGTCCCCATTGTTGCGCCCGGTGCGACCGGAATGACGGTGCGCGATGTGTGCGAATTTGCGCTGCGCAAGGTCTACGGCAAGGACGAAACGCCGGAAGCCTCGGCCCTGACCGATGCGATTGAACGCCTGGACGATATGCTGCGGGAATGGGCTGTCACGGGCGCTGATGTGGGGGCGACTTTCCCGCTGACCGAAAGCAGCGTGATCTATTGCAAGCCCGAATATCAGGCGGCGATCAAGCACAACCTGATCCTGTGCGTGGCTGAGTTCTACGATATGCCGCTGACCCCTTACGTGGTCGAAAAGGCGCGGCGCGGGCTGCAACTGGTCAAGTCTGACAACTTGCCGGATGCGCGACCGGGGGCGGGTTCCTACTGATGCGCCTGCAATTCGGGACCAACGCAACGGAACGGGCGCGCGGCGACCTTCCGGCGCTTCCGGTTGTCAATATGTTCGCGGAAGCGGCCTCAACCGAAGAAACCGGCGTGGTCCTGCAATCGCGTCCGGGGCTGCTGGACCGCGAAGTTGACATGGGCGAAGGCCCGATCCGTGCGCTGTTCAAGGGTGACGGGGTGCTGGACGGGGCGCTTTATGGCGTTTCCGATGGCAAGCTTTACCGCGAAAACACGCTGATTGGTTCAATCAATGGTTCCGGCCCGTTTTCGATGGCGGGTTATGAGGACAACCTGTTCATTGCGGGTGGGGCGCAGATTTGGACCTATGACGGCACCACGCTGTCGGCCCTGTCGTTCCCTGACGGTGCCAACGTCATCAAGGTTGTGGTGGGCGGTTCGCGGCTTGTGGCGATCCGTGCCGATACGGAAAAGTTCTACTGGTCGGATGTGCTGTCCACCACGATTGGCGGGCTTTCGTTTGCCTCGTCGGAACAGCAGCCCGATCGGCTGAAGGATGTTCTGTTCTGGTCTGACAGCCTGATCCTGTTTGGCTCGGAAACGGTCGAATTTTGGCCCAATACCGGGGACGCAACCTTGCCGTTTCAGGTTCTGGAAGGGCGGACCTATCGGCGCGGAATCAAGGCTACAGGCTGCGCCACGCTGTTCGGCCCTTCGTTCGCATGGGTTTCGGATACCGACCAGGTATGTCTGGAAACCCCGGACCAGATTATCAGCGGCCCCGGCCTTGAGGCTAAGATACAGGCTTCGACTGCTTGCAAGCTGTGGACGTTCCACCTTGAAGGCACCGAATTTCTGGCCTTGTCGCTGGATGCCGAAACTTGGGTTTATTCCTATCGGTCGCGGCTGTGGTCGCAGTTTGAAAGCGCGGAAGCCGACAACTGGATACCGCAGTGCTTTGCGGGCGATGTGTTCGGTTCGTCGATCGACGGCAAGACGCTGGAATTTGGCGCGCGGTGGGAGGACATTGGCGGGACGCTGGAACGCCGCTTCCGGGCGGGCGCACCGATCAATGTTGGCGGGCTGATCCTGTCCAGCGTGATGTTGCGAACCAATCCGGGCGCAACGACCTATCTGGCCCCGTCAACGGATGAACTGGATCAATACAATCTGTCGCTGAACTTCCTGCGTGGGCTTTACCACCTTGAGGTTGCCGACAACAGCGCGGCTTATGCCAACCCCACCATTGAAATGCGGTCGTCGCGCGATGGCGGCAAGACCTGGGGCAACTGGCGCACGGCCAAGCTGGGCGAACAAGGCGAATACCGTAAGCGGGTGCAGTGGATGGGCTGCGGCATGGCTTCGCGCCCCGGTGTGCTGCTGGAATTTCGTGTCAGTGACCCGGTTGACTTCCGGGTGTCCGATGTTTTCGCCAACGAAGGCTTCGGAGGACTTTAAGATGGCGCTGAAGCTGCCCCGCCTGCCGCGCAATGTGGCGATCACCGAGGCAATGGGCGCGGTTACAATCCAGTTCCAACGCTGGTGGCAGTCGGTTGTTGAAGCCCTGGAACGGCAGGAACAGACGCAGGATCAGCTTATTGCCGACCTGACCACCACGCAAGACAACCTCACCGACCTGATTACTGACATAACGGGCCTGCAAACCGATCTGACGGGCTTTGTGCAGAAGGATCAAACCCCGGCATGGGC